TCCTTTGAAATGCCTATATTCTTAGAACTATATTCCTTCTTGAGACTATAAACACCCTCCGCATAGTTCCTTTCAGCTCCAAGCTCGCCAAGTTTTGAGCCTCTGATTTTAGCCTGAAGGCTCATTATCTGCCTCTCCAAGTCAAGTTGTTTAAGCCTCAAATCATATTGCTTCTTATCAGCCTTATCTTGTTCGGCTTTTTCTTTTGAATGTTGTAGTAAGTATTCAGCTTTGATTTTCTCAGTCTTAGCTGTTGCTTCATTTCTGAGCTTTATCTGCTCCTCAGCTGCTGCTATCTTGCCCTTTATGTTGGCTATGTCAATATTGATTGCCTCAATAACTTTAGCAGCTTTGACATTGTCCTCCATACCTAGACCTATCTTTGCTGCTGCTTTAGTAAGGAAGTCCTGATTATTAGCTTTCTCCTGATATGTTTTTAGTTCATTTGCTGCCTCAGTTAATTTCTTCTTTTGTGCAATAACCATTGCATCAAGTTGATCCATAGTCATCGTGAGCATATCACCCTGTGCAAATTGAAATGCACCTAATTCAGATGCACTATATCTTTCAGCATCAGACTGTGCCTTTCCAAAAAGGTTGTTAATCTGATCCATAAAGTCAGCAGTAACTTCCAGTGCGCCCTGAAGGACTGGTTTTAGCAATGTGCCAACTTTATTTAGGAAGTTATCCCAGGCATCACCTAGGTTATTGACCTTACCTCCAAGTGTGGCAGATACAGCAGCAGCAGAGCCAGCTACCCCTTCATAATCCCCAAGAGAGGTAATGTACTCTCTGATTGCCTCATTACTGAACTTAGTCTGGGTCTCAACTCCCTTGAAGGTGAAGGTAACCTGGTCTCCTGCCTTTTGCGCTCTGATACCAAACTCTTTAAGCCTCTCAAATTCTCCTACCTGTGCATCAATGATTGCTTCAGTAAGCTGGTCAAAGTTCTTACCTGTTGAGCTTGCTAAATCACCAAGCTTTCTTAATTGGTCATTAGTAGGTTTGAATCCTTGGTTAGCAAGTTTAACAAAGCTGGCTGTCAGTTCCTGGACACTGAATGGTGTGCTTTTGGCAAAGGTCTTAATATTTTCAAGGGCAAGTGATGCTTGCGCTCCACTGCCTAATGTATTTTTAAGCACAGCTGCCATCTTCTCAAAGTTTGAAGTGACCTCAAAAACTGCCTTGCCAAAGCTAAGGACAGCTGTTGCTGTGAATGCCCCAGCAATTAATGGCCCAAGTCCACCAAGACTTTTGGAGAAATTGTCAAGACCACCATTGGCCTGGTTGAATGCACCTTCAAGTTTTTTGCCCGTTTCGGTAGCTTTATTGCCGGTATTGCTTAACTCAGTATTAAATTTCTTCATTGAGTTAATGGCATCCTGCTCCTCCTTAGTCAGGTTATCAAAGCTGGTCGCTGCCTTACGGAGTTCGGTGTCATCAATGACATACTTAATCTTAATATCATTAGTCGAAATTGCCATGCTTCAGGTATTTGCCTCAAAGATAGCAATTAAAAAAGCCACCGGAATCCAGTGGCTCTTTCATGATGAAAAACACCTTTAATTCTTTCCTTTCCTATTCTTTTGTGCTGCAATATAACTACTTACAATTAAGTAGTACTCGTATATTGGCCTTTCGACCAAGAATTTAATTCTTTGAGGATCTCCGCCTGAAACTCTAAACTGCTCATCAAATCTGAGTCTGTGCTGTCTGACAACTGAAGTCCAATAATGTGCTTCAGGTTGTTTAGGCTTTGCAGAGTTTCTGCTTGCAAATAGGTCGGGAAATTCGTGCTGTACTCTGTCAAAGAGGGCAGATAAGCGTACTCCGGCAGTGTCAAAAAAAAACCCTCTACATCATTGTGCTTCATCCAATGCTCCAGCTTGGTCTTGTTGTATGGGTACTGGTAGTCAAGTGGATTCTCCTGCTCATCAAAGTAGACAACTGTTGCAAGTTTTAACTGCCTGAGTAGACTCACTGACATCTCCATCTGCTCCTTTAGCCGGGATGCCAGAATGCCAATCTCATATAGCTTCTTCTCATCCTTCTTCTTCTTGTCCATCAGAAGATTTATAAGGCCATTGTTCCACCCTCTAAGATAGTCTGGGTTGATTTGCCATAGCTCCTCGGTAAAGATGTCTCTGGCAGCTACTGCCCTTTGGAATGGCACATTGACTTCAGCTACAAACTTGAAGTAATTGACTCCCCCAGATGTGAAGGCATATTCAATCTGATCCCATCTGTCTTTCGGTGCTACTCCCCTGTAAGGTATTCTGCCACCTTCTGCTTGAAGAGGAGCTTCTTCTGCCATCTGTTGAACAGGAGCAGGCACAGATGGTTTGCGCCTAAAAATATTGAGCATAAATAAAATGGATAGTCAAAGATTAGCCAGGAGATAATTAGGAACTGCCAAGCTCCTGAGCAGAAAGGACATTCACCTAGTGGCTTCGCCCAGTAGGTCGGTAGCTTCTGAATCAGGGAGAGATACCACTGCCCAAGTGGGTGATCCTCCAGAAGGTAGTCCAGAAACAAAGAGAAGGATGCGCTGAGTCCTGCTATTGCCAACAATATCAGCAGGCTCTGCATCGTGTGGTAGCTCAATGAGGCAGCAACCTCTGCGCTTACCTCCGCAACTTGCATCAATATCATAATTCATTAGCTTGGTAGATTGTCATTGAAGATATTTATTACTAGGAAGTTGTCCTCCACATTGGTAGTGGTCTGCTGGAAGGTCATGCAGATGCTATTGTACTGCTTGCCATCTTCCGCTGTGAAGACTACTGGCTGCAATGTAGCACTATTTGTGAAGGTGATGGTGTACTGACCTCCCCAAGGATTTAAGAAGCCATCAGGCAGGCCTTCATTGTCTATTTCTATGAAGCCTTCTAGGTCAATGGTCAGTAGTTGCTGAATCCTGACATTCACTCCTGGTTTAGTGATATTGACCAGTATCTCAGGCTCAGTGTAGTCAGTAGGCGCAAAGATGAAGAATGCTGATGGGCAGCTATTCAGAGGCTCGCAGACCTTAAAGCAATCATTGCAGCATTGTGCCATACTTTTCCAGATTAAAGTTTGAAGTTATCTCTGCAAAGTTAGAGAAAATGAAATAGCGAAAAGCATCAAGTGCGTGAGACTTGTCTGGGTTCTTGTTCTTCCAGGCATCAAGGCTTCCCTGCCTGTCTACCTTGGCCTCCTTCAGGTCAGTAATGAGAATGCCACACTCCTTGTCTCCAATCTTAATTCTGGCTTTCTGAAGTACCAGGATAGTGATGAGCCTGCTGGCTATGTGGCTAGGATTAACCTTAGGCACTTGCAGTTGCATGTCCACTACATTGAGGTAGTTCTTTATCATGAGATAGGCACTGATGTTGCCTTGCGTAAAAGCATTTCGAGCAGCACCTGAGGCATCACCATTGATGACATAGGTCATGCTTGGGAACTCCTGCTTAATCATTTGGCATAGGCTGCTCAAATCACCTACCCTGTAAACCTTGATGATGTTGATGTTGGCATAATACTCAGCATCATAGCTATACTTGATGTATTGGCACACTACGCATGTGTTGGTGACATTAAAGTCAAAGGCAAGGTAAAGCGGATGATGTGGGTTAGCCTTGATGTAGCCACCATAGACATGCTTAGAGTAGTCGAAGGTATAGGCAAACAATGAGTCTCTATCCCAAACTCCCCATTGCCCAAGGGCATAGACTTCATAGTAGGTCTGATTGACTGTCTTGAGTGCCTCCATCCTGGTGACATACTCATCATCAAGGAAGTTGAGTGCATCACGATAAGTGCCATGCAGCCGCAGTATCTGGTTCTGCTCCTTTGCCGGCACATCATCAAAAAACCTCTTCTTGATCCAGTGGCTGTCTGACACCGGATTGAAAGTCAGGAAGAATCTCTTAGGCTGCTCTGACTTACCCCTAAGGCGCAGAGTTATCTGGGTGAAGTCCTCAAGGCTTAGTTCAGTGGCTTCCTCAATCCAGATGTACTTAGCCTGGGAAAGTGATTTAAGCTTCTCAGGATCATCACAGCCAAGGAAGACTATCTTGTTTGTGCCGGACTGAAGCTCAAGGTAGCCGGTCTTAGCCTTGACCAGCTTCTCAAATCCCCACTGGCTTATCTTATTCCTGAAGTCAGCAAAGACTGAGTTTCGCAGAGTGCTGGCTACCTTCCTGATGACAAAGTAAGTCTGAAAGTTATTCTCCTTGTGGTTGCATATCTCAGCCAGGAGAAGCTGAATCATTGTCTGACTCTTGCCACTTCCTGCCCCACCCCAGAGGATGTTGTAGGTCTTTGGCTCAGTGATGGCAGGAAGATACTTGCCTGTCCATAGTGCCTGGTTGCTCAGGTCAATCGTTGCCATCCTCCGGTGCTGGCTGGATTGGCTTAGGCATTATCACAGTATTGACATTGCCTTCAATTTCAATGTTCATTGCTGCCTTACCATAGGCTCGGTCAAGAAGTAGCTCTGCTGCTCTTACATCACCCTTAGTAGCCTTGGCTCTGAGTGCCATCAAGATGGCCTCGGCTGCTGATTTGCCATCCTTCTCATCACCAAGGACATTAGCAAGCAAATCCCTTAACTCAGGGAGCTTTCTTGGCTGGCCTTTTGGGTTTCCAGATTGGCCTTTTTTCCATTTATATGGCTCAACATTCTGCGGATTGGGCATCGGTGTAATTTGGCTGTAAAGTACCTTCAGTCAGATATGGCTGACCGTTCCTTTTTATTTGCAATGTAGGGTCTAATTTAAGCATCCTGTCAATGATGACTTGGCAGTATTTTGGGTCAAGTTCCATGCCGTAACATTTTCTTTTAAGTTGATGTGAGGCAACCATTGTTGTGCCGCTACCTGCAAATGGTTCGTAAACCAAATCATTCTCTATTGAAAAATCTTTAACCATATTTGCAGCAAATTCAATTGGGTAAGCTGCCCTATGTTCTGTTGATTCCCCCGTTATTTGGCTACCTGCACTTTTTATTTGCCAATAATTCCACCTACAATCGTTATAGATTTGGCTAGTATGATACTTTTCTGTATCACTCATCACAAATACAAATTCGCATCTTCTTGAATAAATCCCTATTTGAGGCAGATTTATTGAATGTGTTTTATCCCAGATAATTGTTTCTTTTACTTCAAAAGGGTTATCGTCTGAAAATATTATTTTACCGTAATCACTTCTACTTTTTGCATTGTATGCTACATTCCAACATACTGTATGCTCATTTTCATTTTTAAATATTGTTGATGTTTTTAAAATATCAATACAAAATTTATAATAATCTTCCGAAGTTCTATTATCTGAATTTTTATCTTCATACAATTTAACATCTTTTTTTCCAGTTCCTAATCCTTTTGTATGCAAAAGATTACCACAACTATTACCTTGATTGTATGGTGGTGATGTAGCCATTAAATCCCATTTTTGCCCATCCATCAACTTATTAACAGCATCTGAATCAGTGCTATCCCCACAAAGCAAACGATGCTCACCTATCTCAAACAAATCACCGATTACAATATCAGTCTGAATTTCATCAGGAATCTCATAATCATCCTCTTCAGCTTCTAATTGCTCTGCCTCAAATTGTGGAACATCTAAGCCCCACTTATTAAGCTCTTCAGCATCCCAGTTGTTAGCAAGATCATCCCAATCCCACTCACCAAAGCCTACATTATCCTTGATGATAAACTCTCTTTGCTTGGCCTCATCCCAATCAACAACCTCAACTGGTATCTCCTTCCACTTGGCTTCCTTCATGGCCTTAAAGCGCATGTTGCCACCAAGAATAACCATATCTTGGTTGACAACTATTGGCCTGACATTAGCCATCTCCGGGAAATCCTTGAGCGACTGAACGAGCTTCTTGAACTTATCATCCTTGATAAGTCTTGGGTTGCTCGGATTAGGTTTGATTTGGTTGATTGAAACTACTTGCATGCAGGATTATTTCATCTTTGGCTTCATGCTAGGCATCTTAGGCTTAGCTGTCTTTTTGGCCTTCTTAGCCACAGATAGCGCAATGGCTACTGCCTGCTTCTGAGGCTTGCCGGACTTCATCTCAGTCTTAATGTTCTTGCTAATGGTTTTAGCGGAGTAGCCTTTCTTCAGCATGTTCTTAAAGTTTATGCAAAGTTAAGTATTTTAAAATGGCCTCATAGACTTCCAGCTGATTGCGCCATCTGCGCTTATGCCCAGGTGCTGCCTCTTGAAGATTGAGTTTGTTTTTGAGCTGAGTAATTTTTCTGCTTAGGTAATCCCGGCAGTCTTGGGAGGTCATCATAGAATCTTTGTAGGTGTAGATTAAATCGTTTGTATAAGTGCTTTTGCCTTCCCACTGCTGGGGAACTTGGCTGATGTGAATTTCTCTACTCATAGTCTTTTAGGCGCATTAATGGTGCATCAAATCGCAAAGGTATTATTCCGGTACTACCAGAACGCATCTTAACCTGGTCAATCAGGCAAAGACCGGCATTGTTAAGTTCTGCGCTGCCGACTTTGGTGGTGGAAGATGGCTCAAAGTAGTACTCAGGCCGAATCATCATCCAAATTACATCTGCATCCTGCTCAACTGAGCCTGACTCTCGCAGGTCGCTCATGAGTGGCATCTTGTCGCTGCGTTCTTCCACTCTCCGGCTTAGTTGGCTAAGTGCTACCACAGGAATTTGCAATTCCTTTGCAAGTAGCTTCAGACCTCTGCTGATTTCGCCTATAATGTTTACACGGTTGGTCTCCTTTGGATTTACCGAATTGACAAGGCCTATGTAGTCCACAAAAATAACCTTGATGCCATGCTTGTTTTTCCACATGGTAGCTTTAGTCCTGATCTTGCTGATGTTGAGGTTGCCTTCCTCGCTAATCTTGATAGGCCAGCTCTTCATGCGCTGAATTGACTCGTAAAGTGCAATCCGGTCATACTGATTTAAATCACCTTGCTTAATCCGGTAGGCAAATACATTACTCTCCTGAGAGGCAAGTCTCTGAGCCAATTCGTGCTTTGTCATTTCAAGGCTAAATAGGCCACATCCTATACCTTCTTTTGCCAAATTACGGATAAGGCTTACCACTAAGGCAGTCTTTCCTTGCCCAGGTCTTGCCCCAACAACTGTCAGCTCTCCATTGGTCAGGCCTCCGCATAGTTTGTCAAGTGCTTTAATGCCGGTAGGATAGCCTAATATTTCTCCAGGCTTAGAGTTTAGCCAGATTTTGGCAGACTCATCCAGCTGACTCTGGAAGTCATCATCTGTTTTGCTGATGCTGTTAGCAAGGATGTTGTCAAACCTTGACTGATACTCGGAGAAGATGTCGAAAATATCACCTGAGTCAGCTTGTGACTTTTGGAGAAGCTCAATGCTAAAGGTATATAGTTTAGACTTGAGGTAATGCTCAATCAGGTAGCGACAATGAACCTCTATGTGACCAGGGTTTTTAAGGCTACTAAAAATGCTGGCTACTTTCTTGACTCCACCGGCTTCTTTAATCAGGCCTGACTTTTTTAAGGTAGCTACTGTTGTCTCAAGATCAACAGGCTCACCGGCATCCTGCTGTGCCTGGATTGCCTTTGCTATGAGCTTGTGACTTTCTAGCTGAAAGCAGTCAAGTGTTGGGAGGATAGAAAAAGCTGTGAGCCTATCTTCGGGAGACAACATCATTGCGGAGAGTACTTGCCTCTCCAGTTCTTCGTTTTCAAATTGCATAACTATTGGTTTGGAGTAAATGTAAAGGATTCGTGCAAAGGTCGGCTTCGACCGGCCGGAACTTCTAAGGTTTGCTCGTTATTTTTTCTTTCAGGTTGAAAAATGCCCTTCCATTGATTAGCCATAGACCTTTCAATAATTTCCTCAGCAACCTGAGAATTATTACTTGAATATTTAACTAGGTTTTTAAAGAACATATCAAGAGACTGCTGCGACTTGTAGCTGTCCTTAATTGACTTTTTATAGTCTATCCACCTTTGCACTAAGTAGGCCATCTGACCATATCCTGACAAATCAAATTTGTCCTTCTTATGTTCTTTAGTTACTAAGTTATTTAGTTCTACTATGTGGGGCAGTGCTTCGTGCTGTGCTTTAGTCAGTGCTTCGGGCAGTGCCTCAGTATCTGCTTTGGTATTTTTGCCCCAAGCAACTACCACAGCTTGATGCTGATTGATGGCCTTTTGAACTATCCTAATGAAGCCAAATTCTGCAAGATCATTAAGGCATTTTGAGTAGGTCTTGTAATTACGGATGCCTGTTGCCTCCATAGTTACTGCCGATGGTAAGCCAAATTTTTCTTTTTGGCTCAGCTTGTTCCAATGGTAAACAAGATAGAAGTAAAGCTCAGTGTGGGCATGGCTTACTTTATCAGGATGCTGGAATCTAAACTCAAACCAGGCATCAGTTA